AAGTCATCGCGACCCGCCACTTGAATATTTACCTGAAAAGGCACATATTTCTCTGGTGTGCGGGTGACATTGGTCACGACAACTTGATTTTCTGGAATGTAGAAGTCAATTTGGGCGCCACCAGCATTACCATTCGCAACTTGATTATCACCTGGGATCATCCATTCATTACAGAGGACGTGGCTCATGGAATACATAGGGACTTCGATGTTAGCGAGTCCTTCTATGTCCATAACGACCGGTTGTAAGCCAGCCGATTGGCCAAACCAATCCCCCGTTGTTGTACGGGATCCCTCTCTCGTTGTTGCAGCAAAACCTTTATACATAACCTCTGAATCTGATAGATAATTTTGGGGATGAAAATGAAGGAAAGGAACAGAACGATTAATAGTGGTGAAGGGTCCGGTCGAACTAATATCTTGTGTGAAGTGGATGTTTTGTGCCCACATTTGAAGTCTCGTGCCACCGCGCCGGAAGGCGTAGAAGCACTCGACATAGCGAAGCCATGAGAAATACCTCTCGTCATTCGTAGCTCCGTTCATATTGGCGTAAGGGGGTGTGTTTGGTTGTACCAGAATGATCTCGGAGTCGAAGTCAACTCCTGCCACGTCCTGATAAACAAAACTCATCCTCTTAACTAGTTGGCGAAACGATGTTATTGTTTCACCAACAGTTGTTGCCAAATTGGACGAAGACGGACGAGACATATCCCCCACAAGCGTGAGAGTATTAGTTCGTTGTCGGCCAGTCTCCTCGAAGACATAACCGTGGAGTTCTCGTGATGGAGCGGGATGATAATCATTAAACCAAGGGGTAGCTTCGGGATATTGGACAACTCCCCAAGAGAAGTTGTCACACGGGGTAACTGAAACTAGGATGTTAATGTTTGGGGAAACGACAGCCGTCACAGTAAGAGTGTTGAGAACTACAACCCACAGCGTCCCGGACGCAGAGTTAAAGTTGTAGGACTCAGCACCCTCACCCCAGTCCTCTGCTGCCTCTAACAATGATCGATTTCTCAACCACTGTCGGTTAGCCACAAAGGGACACACAAATTCGCAGAGCCGCGAGTCTCGGATATTCCAAATTTGTCGATAGCACATGTCGGGGTCGATGTGGGCGTCTAGATCTCCAAAATAACCCGGAATGAAGATGATCTCAAGGGATGCACTGTGATAATCCGTACACACTGCTTCAAAGGTGAATTTTATATCACCATTCCACAGTGCAAATGGAAACATCGCTGCGCATAATGGAATAGGGGAAGCGATGAAAGTATCTGCTATTGTCCCATTGTCCCAAAAGAGGCCCGGACGGACTTCTTGGAACATCAATTGTGAATCAGGTCCCATGGTGTCAGAAAGTGCAAAGGTGTCCCAATATGCATGTTGTGATGCCAAGCTCTTAATGTGCATCTCGTCTACTCCTGGGCCGGTGATCTGGCCTGGATCCAATGCATTCTTCTCAATGGCAGCGAGTGTGTGACCAAGAAAGTCACCATCACAAGCCAGCACAGATGATCCTTGAAAGAGCTGAGCGCGGGTCGTCGGTGCCGATGAAGTTGGCTTCGAGTAACCTAACGCCTTCGCAATTCCTCCAACACTACCAGCAACGCTGTTAACAACAGGTGCAAATTCTCCCACCCCTGGAATGAGGGAAAGAAGTGGAGTGACGGACTGAATCGTTTGCGCAATGCCAGAGATAGATCCCTGCTGCTGCTGTTGGTCGGCTTCGCCGCCGGCATGAAGTGCACGGCGACTCGTCCGCTGCTCGTCTTTCTGATCTTGTTGGAAACGACGGGCAGGAGCAGTAATAGGGATGTGGAGAGGAAGACCAGTTCGGAATTTGAGCGTTATGCTCTCAAACCAAACGAAGATCGAAATCTCCACTTTCCCAGTTCCCTGTGGATCTTGCAGTGGTGTCAAACAATTAAGATAGAACGAGAACCAATCAGAATAGGCCATTCGAGTTAAGTCGAAAAACAGATAAGGGCCAACAGGGCGGAGGAGAAAATCGTAGGTTGAATGGCCGGCTTTGGGGACAATTGTGAACCCTGGTTGTGAGGTCCATGATGTCATCGTCCCACTCGTCATAGTCGTTTGACGATTGGCCATAAGATCTGGAAGGGGAATTGCTGTGACATACAACGAACCACACTGAAATGGTTGTGCATTCATTACAATTCGAACCTTCAGGTTACCTCTAAACTCTGTCATGTTTGCCATCTTCCGATGGGCCCCTGGTGTCGCAATGATCTGGCTTGGATAATCTAATTTGAAAATTCGGGTCGAGTCAAGATTGTTCCCCACAAATGAAGGCGCTTTGAATTGCATCAGCGCAGCTGTCGACGTATTCCACACAACAGATGCGAACTTCACTGGTGTTCTCATGAAATTCGTAATCTCATTATCTTCGTAGTCCCGGACGCTGGTGTTTAGCATCTCTTGGAACTTTGAATCAAATGTCGCTTTTTCAATGTACTCAAAGCTCGGTGGGTCTTTCTGGTAATGGAACACGGTTGATTCCTGTCCCATTCGGGTCGTCAATATCTGACCACCAGTGATGTCTTCTGGAGTCTCAGATGTCATTGGGCGCGTCACATCAGCGGGTCGAGCACTAGCGCGAGCCTGGTCTGGCTCGGTTGGGATATTATCCATAGTGCCCCCATCCCCCAAAGGTCCTGGCGATTCTGTAGTCGCTGCTCCAGGGACGGGATCTCCGCCTGCGTGGAAGTATCTGACGCCTTCATACTGCGTAAAGCGCCAATACAACTCCCAACTCTCGATTGTCGGCTCCGCCTTCACTCGCTCGAGTATACGGTGAGGGGTCACGTCATAAATTATCTTCCGATACCGATCGTGAACTTCGGCACCGTGCAATGACAACTCTCGAAGTGCACAAGAAATCTCATCAGCCAGCACACCGCCATCATCTGCGGTCTTGTGCTGCCAATTCAACATCTTTGCAATAGAAGCGAGGCGGATTGGTGCAACCCATCTCTGCATACTCTCGCTCCAGCGGAAGCTCCGTTTAAGAAACTCCACTTCTTCGAGCGACCGGCTTGATGTAATGCCAGTCTTCTGCTCATCGGTGTACGTCATTCCTAATTTAGCTAGTCCTTGCGTCATAATTCCTTGATGAAAAACCTTAATCGCATTTTCGTCGAGACAAAGCACGTTGTCATCACCATAGGTGATAACATTAACACTCTCGTCGAACTGTTGAAGAGGAAGACCGGTTTCGGTAATCCAAGCGATTTCCATAACGATAAGATTAACGATTGAGTTAATCAAGGCCGTAAACGGCTGACCGGATGGCTGGGAGTGATCCCATTGGTAAACCACACCATCCAGGAGATGTTGAGACTGCGCGATAATCGCACAAATCACTCTCCTGACGAGTCGGTTCTCGTCGCCGTCATCATACCAATCGTTAATGATATCGAAACAAGCATTCATCACTTGCTGAGAAATGGAACCGTCGAAGTCACTAAAGTCGCCCGCGATCACATGCGGGTGTCGCTTCATACGCTTCGCCAGAATATCCCAATCCGGAGAAAAGGGATTAATACCCACGGCGATGCCATTATGAATGCGATTTCTCTGAATAAAGGCAATGAAGCCCAGACAATACATGCGCGCAAAGATTGTGAAATGCATCGGCGCAGCGGAGAAAACCCTAGTCTTCTTAACTTTTCCAGTCTCATCAAGACCCCGGAGCTCATCCTTCAGTGTGTCTATGAAAATTACCTCTCCACGCTTTCCCTCGCGTGCTAAAGAGATCATCTTCTCAACACTCCGTCGAACGCTCTCATTTTCAGGACTACCAAACTTAAAGTCATCATCATGGCCAAACCAATGGTGCTTTCCTTTCATACCTCGTGGCTGATCATGCTGCCACGGGTGTCCTGGGGAAGAGTTGCGGTTTATCGCATCCACAAACTCCTCTCCTTCCACGCCCCGCACACTCTCTTCATAGGTGTAAAGGCGCGCCAGATCACTACGTTTAGCGTGATGCTCTTGAAAGAGCTTACGCTTCACATTCTCTGTCGCCGCCTTCAAAACCCATTCTTCTATATACGGGCGGGGTTGAGCACACTTTGCAAGTCCTTTGTACATTGGATCGTCTTGGTCAAATGTTCGGTGAAGGAGGGAAGGCGCCACATCGTTTGGCATTACCATCCCATGGATTTCTGTCGGTATCAGCGCAGTCTTCATTTGCTGGAATGAGGGTGTTGTTTCTCCCTCAATATAAAACTTTCCAACAATTGGAAGCTCCTTCTCGGTATCAACCACTGTTTCAGGTTCTGCCATCTCGAGAAAGGCGTGCAAGCCTCTGAACTTCTCCAGTGCTGCTTCCAATTCTTCCCGATAAATCGGGGTATATTCAGTGAATGAATGTGTGTCACCAATGGAAAGCATTCCAGCCAATTTCCCTTGTATTCGTGTGTTGTCAGCAATCAAAATTCCCCCACACTGTCCTGGAGTTGAAATAATGTCGCTAGAATACAAGCATGTCATCAATTCTACTGGCTCGATTGGCTCAAGCGTGAGTGGATCCTTCGCCATTGCTGGTGGGCGAGTTTGAGACATGTACTTGACACGGCCCTCTTTACACAGAATAGTTGGATACTCTGCGTAGAACTGGGCCTCGCGAGTTACAAGTCGCGACCGACAATCATAGAGTTTCTCCAGGTCAGGTTGTGTTATAAAAACCTTCACTAAATCTTTCTTGTGACTGTCCAAATGGGCATCGAACAACCACGCGTCTTTCTCAACCTTGAGTCCAACGCGCACACCATCCATCACCCACTTCCGCGGTATGAACTGTTGTGTCATTTGGCCGAAATTTCGATAGAAAAACTGGGTATCCTCTGGTAGGTTCCGAATCATTATTATGAAGTGGTATGGAATCATCACAATCGAACCACGAACAAAGGTCATGCAACCTAATTCGCGCTTATCATTGCCTCTTTGAAATCCAAAAACCACCATATTACGTCTCACTTTCACTGATAGATTTTCACACTCTTGTGAATGAACGTCGCGAGGGCGATCAACCACCCACTCTTCATCGACGGTCTCCAGAACGAGATCTTGTTCGTCTCTCAGGTGGATCGCCTGAACGTCCTTCCCTCCAATCGACACGGTATAATTGTCGAGAATATCGGTACTTCCGCATTGATATATAGCGCTCCAGAGGTCTGAGCCACTGAGAGCATGGAGGTATCGTCCACCTTTCGTCTTCATGTTATGACGCTTGTTGTGGAGTATTCGAGATCCGGGTGATCCAGAATGTGTGTCTCTGTCATAGGTAATTGTAGGGCATACCAGACCCGCTTTCTCACACCACTCTACGGGACTCATCGAGATGAAACCAGTGAGCGCACGACTTGAAAGTGTCATGCAACGAGCGTTAGGTGACTCCAATTGTTCTTTCACAATCTCTATCGCCTTCTGCTCCGTCGGTGCTAATACGTTAAGAATGGTTTTGTTTGATAGGCCTTCTGCTTCACCACAAACCTGAAGGAATGCGGAAAATTGAAGGAAACTCGCTAGATCCTTACATTCAAGTTGTTCACCTGTCTCCGGATCACTCAAAACCAATTCAACAATTTGTGTCGTCAACTTCTTCTGAACTTTCTTCGCTGCATAATGTAGAATAGAATACACACCTGCGAACACAGCAAGCACTGCTGCAAGAGCAAGTGCTATTCGCACGCCGGTGTGATTGTTCACATAATACATCATCTGATTCTTCCATGTGCGAATCTTCGCCGCTGCGGTCTGCATTTGTTCCCGGACCATAATTGTGTCATCAGCTATAGCTTCCTGATAGAAGTCATGCTGAGCACATATTGTCTTACCTCTCCACGGAGAACGCAATCGCCACTCAGGCTTATCCCCTGGGAACAAGAACTCACCACACTCATCGCATTTAATTCCTTTTGTCAAAGGCCATGCGAGACCGTGAAGTTCTCGGCGCAATTCCTGCACTTCCTGATGTTCCTCAGCCAACTCATTCAGATACTGGTCACGAAATTCATTCATGTCGACACGATCTTCCAACGTCTCTGTGACTGCGTCGATCATCGTCTGCTTCAACTCATGATAAGTT